ACCTTAATACATTAGGAGCATAATCAATGGCATCATCAATTAACGCAAGTACGAGCGGCGCCGGCGGAGTCATTACGACAGCTGACAACTCGGGCATTTTAAACCTGCAATCGAACGGCACCACTGTTGCGACAGTAAGCTCTTCGGGCTTCTCCACACCAGCTAACCAGACGATCAATACCGCCAATACCTTCGGTTTCAAAAACCGAATTATTAATGGTGATATGTCTATTGACCAGCGTAACGCTGGTGCTAGTGTGACTCCCACCGGAACTAGTTACACTTTAGATAGATGGAATGCCGTTTTATCTGTTGCATCTAAATTTAGCGTGCAACAAAATGCTGGTTCGGTTACTCCACCACAAGGGTTTATCAATTATTTAGGTGCAACTTCTTTATCTGCTTATACAGCAGGCGCTACTGAAACATTTGCAATAGCTCAATACATTGAAGGTTTAAATGCTGCCGACTTAGGATGGGGAACTGCCAATGCTAAAACAGTTACTTTATCTTTTTGGGTTCGCTCTAGCTTAACAGGAACTTTTGGTGGAGCTTTAAAAAATAGTGCAAATGATAGAAGCTATCCGTTTACCTATACTATTAGTTCTGCTAATACTTGGGAACAAAAATCTGTAACAATTACTGGTGATACAACAGGAACATGGCTTACAACTAATGGCACAGGAATTCAAGTTATTTTTGGTCTTGGTTCTGGTGCTACAAGGAGTGGTACTGCAGGTGCTTGGGCTGCAACTAACTACACCAACGCCACTGGTGCAACATCTGTAGTCGGCACCAACGGCGCAACATTCTATCTTACCGGCGTCCAGCTCGAAGTTGGCTCACAGGCAACGAGCTTTGACTTCCGTGACTATGGTCGTGAGTTGTTTATGTGTCAGCGTTATTATTTCAAACTCCCAAGCGGCACAAACGGAGGAAGCATTTTTACTTCCGCAGGCTCTGATACATATAGAAGAGCGTTTTTTCCTTGGCCCGCTCAAATGAGAACGAGCCCAACAGTAACTACAACTTTTAGCGCTGGATCTGGTAGTGGAAGTACAAGTGATCAATACCAATGTTATGTATATCAAAGCATTGGTGATACATCAAACTATGTAAATATAAACAGCTTAACAGCTTCTGCGGAGTTATAAGATGGAATACACGTATCAAGAAATTAGTTATTTACCGCCTGAAACAGGTGTAAACCCAAATTATATCAAACGCCTTCCTGACAATGCGTTTATCCCCAACGACCCAGCAAACACAGACTGGCAAGCCTACCAAGAGTGGTTAGCCGCTGGCAACACACCACTGCCACCAGCTTAATAAGGAACTAACATGACATTTTTAGTAGACGGTACCAATGGCGGCACGTTCCCATCATGGACAACCGCCACCCGCCCAGCCTCCCCAGCAGTTGGGCAGATGGGCTACAACACCACAACGGGTCAATTTGATGCCTACACATCCAACGGTTGGGTCAGTGTGGCAACGAGCAAAACGGCACCCACAAGCGGTCCTGCGTTTAGTGTGTATCAAGGTGTTCAGCAAACTGGAATTCCATCAACAACTGCAACCAATGTAACTTTTGATACAAAAATATTTGATACGAACACTAATTTTTCAACAGCAACAAGTAGATTTACTCCAACTGTAGCAGGTTATTATTTTGTTTCTTTCGGAGCAAGTATGCCGTATGCTGCTGCAAATGCGTTTATTCAATCAACTGTGGCAAAAAACGGAGTAAATCAATTTAACTCTGCAGCCAGTATTGGTTACGGTGGGGCTTTGTATCCGCAGTCTGCAGGCTCTGGATTAATATACATGGATGGAATTGCTGATTATTTAACAGTATCTGTCTACGGAACCAATAGCAGCTCTACGTATAACTTAGTAGCTGGTAACGCTTCAACTTTTTTTAATGGCTATTTAGCAAGGAGTGCTTAATATGGCAATTACTTACATTTGGTCCATTACGAATTTAAATTGCTATCCAGAAGTTGAAGGAGAAACAAATGTTGTTTTTACTTCTTATTGGGAGTTAAGTGGTACTGATGGGCAATACGCTGGTAAAATTTATGGTTCAACTCCGCTAACTTATGTTGCAGGAACACCATTCACACCATACGACCAATTAACGGAAGAGCAGGTGATTAACTGGACTAAAAATGCTATAGGTCCAGATGGTTTAGCAAATTATGAATTGGTGGTAGAAAAACAAATTCAAGATCAAATAAACCCACCAACAATTTCTTTACCACTACCTTGGGCCGGCTAATGAACCCGCAAGACCTATTTAACCTACTCATCCCCATCGTTTGCGCGGTGCTCGGGTGGTTCTGCAGAGAACTCTGGACGGCCGTTCAGGAACTCAAAGACGACCTAGCGAACCTACGTGCTGAACTGCCAACCCACTACGTCAGCAAAGAGGATTTGAACGATCGCTGGAATGAGGTGCTCAAGTCACTACACCGAGTAGAAGACCGAGTGAACTTCTTGGCAGATAAGGTGAAAGATTGAGACGTCGCACTCGAGGCATGATGCGCTCGAGAACAATGTGGTTCTCTTTAGCACTCGTTATATTAGGGGTGGTGTATGATAATTTTAGTTATCTTGAGCACCTTATTGATCCTCGTTTGTACGGCATACTTCTTATTTTTATTGGTATTATTGTTGCTGTGCTTCGATTTGTAACAACCACCTCTTTAGAGGATAGATAATGTTAGGACTTCCAATCAATGTATACATTTATATTTTTCTTGGCGTTATGTGCGTGGCTGGTTTTGGATACGGAAAGTACGAATCGGCTAAATACGATGCTTACGTGGCTAAGACAGAAGCTGCGGCTTACGAACAAGAGTTAACGAATAAAGCCAAAGCCAAAGAGGCAGCCCAAGTTAACGAAAAGGTAAAAAACGACTATGAAAATCGCATCGCTCTTATTAAGCGTACTTTTGGTGGCATGCGCCTCCCCGACACCGGTCAAGCAGGCACAGTTCCCCAATCCACCGGCGCAGTTGATGGCACCCCCGCCGACCCTGCCTTTATTGAAAAGTGTGCAATGACCACACAACAGCTCGTATCCCTCCAAGCGTGGCTTAACGAGCAAATTGGCATATTCAACGCCAAGTAGTCTATAATCCCTGCCAAGGGAGAAAACTATGAAAAGATTAGTATCAATTGGATTGTGGCTGCTCGCGATTTTTGCAGCAATTCACTTAACCAATCGATTTACCCATATTGAAGAAAACCTCATGGCAATCGCAGAATCCACATTAGAATTCATTACCAAAGAAGAGGGTAAACGCAATAAGATGTACAAGGACTCTAAGGGTCTGCCAACCATTGGTGTGGGCCATCTTATTCGTCCGGCTGAACAACATCTATTGACAGCCACCCTATCTGATGAGGAAGTAAAAGACCTCCTCAGAAGCGATTTAAAGTGGTGTAGCGAGACCGTTGAGAATGCGGTAAAGGTACCCCTTAACCAGAACCAATTTGACGCCTTATACAGCCTTTGCTTCAATATTGGCCCTACTGCTTTTAGAAACTCTACCGTGGTGCGCAGGCTCAACGCTGGCGACTATCAGGGCGCGGCAGATGCCATCCTCATGTGGAACAAACCGGCGGTCCTCCAAAAGCGTAGACAGCGGGAAAAAGAGCTATTTTTGAGGGCGTAAATGCCCTATTTTTTGCATTAGTAGATATAGAACAACCTAAAGGAAATACCATGGAAGGCTTTAAACCCAACTCCAAAATGAAATGCTTTAAAGAGGGTGGCTCAGTAAAATATGAGTCACGCAAAGAGCATAAAGAAGAGATGGCTGCTGATATTGCCCAAGACAAAAAGATCGTCAAAAAAGCATTTAAAATGCACGACGAGCAAGAGCACAAGGGCGAGAAAACAGACCTTTCTAAATTGCGTAAAGGCGGTCGTGCCAAAAAAGCAACCGGCACCGTTAAGAAATATTGTGGCGGAAAAAGCGTAAAGAAGTATGCTGAAGGCGGCGAAGCAGAAGAGCCAAGTGTGGTTAAAAAGGGCATAAACGCTGTTAAGTCTGTTGGTAAATCCCTATACGAAAACGTAATGGGCACCCCAGAGCAAAACAAAGCAGCACAAGAATCCATGAATAGACAAGCTGCAGCTGGTTCTAAGCTAGCTAAGTTTTTTGGTGGCAAAGCTGATGCTGAATCTGCGCCAGTTGAAAAATGCGCTGGTGGCAAAATGCGTAAAGGCGGCAAGGTCTGCTAATATGCCATATAAGTCTAAAGCACAACAGGGCGCAATGTATGCTGCAGCGGCAGGCAAAAGCACATTAGGCATTCCTAAAAAGGTTGGTAAGGAATTTGTAAAAGCGGGTCCTGCGTCTAAAAACCTACCAAATAAAGTACAAAAGCGAGCTTCTGGCCGCGGGAGATAATCTTGGCGTATTCCAATACCACTGGCCGCACAAAAATTAATGTCGATCAGTTAATTTCTTATGCGTTCCGCGAAGCTGGTAAAACAGCTGAGGAGATGACGCCTGAGTACATAAACGCAGCTAAACAAGCTTTGTTTTATAACCTCATGGACTTGTCCAACATGGGTGTTAACCTATGGCTATTGGAAAACCAACTCTATGGCGCTGTAACAGCCCAGCAACAACTCTATCTTCCTAGCACAGTCATTGATGTGCGTGAGGCTAACTGGGTATACATTATCAATTCGCAAGCTTCTGAGTACCTGCCAACAGACAACCCAGATTCTCCAGTTGCATTTGACCAAAACCTCAATCTCGTAGCAACCTCTACATTAGCTAAAAATTATCTTGGTTTGCAATACGAGCAAGCCCAACCGGTATTCTACGTAGGTTGGAATGGCTACGCATTACCTAACCAAACTACTACCTATAACCTTATCTATGAGGTTAGTGACGACGGCGTTACTTGGACAACCGTTCAGCAATTCCCAGAGACCACATTGGCAGACCGTGAGTGGGTGTATTTTAATATTGCTATCACACCTAATCATCTCTACTATCGTTTGCGTAACGCTGACACAGCGCATACTTTCTCAGTACGCCAGATTGTATTTTCTACATCACAGCAGGTTATCCCATTAGCTCGCCTAAACCGCGACGATTACTGGAATCTTCCTAACAAACAGTTCCCATCTGTTCGTTCACTACAGTACTGGTTTGATCGTACGATTGAACCTTCTATGTATTTGTGGCCTGTGCCAAATAATGACTTCCAAATGTTCCAGCTTGTTGTTGAAAAGCAAATGCAAGACGTTGGGTCATTGACAGATGAAATCTATGTACCAGATCGCTGGCTGCCTTGCGTTCAGTCTCAGTTGTCGCATAAATTAGCGCTGCAACTACCAGGTGTTGACATGAATCGCATAGGTTATTTAGAACAACAAGCTGCTAAATTATTCCAGCATGCAAGTGATGAGGACCGTGATAAGTCTCCGATTTACTTCCAACCTAACATAAGCTACTACACAAGATGAGCGTAATAATGACCTACGACAGCCTTGTGCTGAACGTACAACAATACATGGAGCGTAACGACGCTGACTTTGTGGCACAGATCCCTAATCTGATTGCACTGGCCGAGTCATCTATTGCCGCAGAGTTAAAAACCTATCTACAGTTAATTGTGGTAGAAACCACTTTAGCTGAAGGTCAAGAAGTACTTAACAAACCTGCTCGCTGGCGTAAAACTGTATCTATGAAAACTAACGGTAAGCCAGTGTTGTTGCGTAGCCAAGATTATATTGCACAGTATTTATCTGAGTCCGACCCTGGTTTGCCAAAATACTATGCGGACTATGATTTTAATAACTGGAATTTTGCGCCTACTCCAGACCAAGATTATCCAGTAGAAATTATTTATTACGCTGAAATCCAGCCATTGGACGCTACTAATCAGCAAAATCTGTGGACCGCTATTGCACCACAGGCAATGTTGTATGGTACGTTGCTGCAAGCACAAGGTTATTTAAAAGCCTTAGATAAATTGCCTGTATGGAAAAGCTATTATACTGATGCAATTGCTGTTCTGAAGAAAGAAGATAATAGTCGCCGGATTGACCGCAACACCACTATTCAGGAACCATAATTAATGCCAACCCCAGTCTACACATCGCCCTTTACTGGTACTGTTGTCACCCCAACAGACGTATCGTACTATCCGCTTTCGTTTAGTTCAAATCAAACTCTTTATTGGCCTTCAACTGTAAATGGACAACAAGTACCTGCTGCTCGGATTATCGATTGCGTTGCTTCTAGCTCAGGTTTATCTATTGCTTTGCCGGCTGGGAATCAAGGTACCGTTGGTGCCGATATTCTCTTCCGCAATTTGGGCGCGCAGGCTTTCACTATTACTGATGTTAATGGCGGCAGCTCTTTTACTGTTCCTGTAGGCATCTCTAAATACGTCTACTTATCAGACAATACTACAGAAGCCGGTACTTGGCAGAATGTAACCTTTGCTGCCGGTACTTCTGTGGCGGACGCCGCTACATTACAAGGCGCTGGCTTAACCACAGTTAGCGGCAAATTAGCAACCACTCAAAACCTTGTTAATGTAACGTCTTCACCAACCATCAATGACGCCAGCCGTGCGGCAACATTTGTGTGGGGCGGCGGTGCAGGATCGTTCACACTGCCAAATACATATAGCCTTTCAACCGGCTGGTACATTGGCTTTAGAAACGCTGGTACAGGCACATTAACAATCAGCCCTAACTCTCCAGCACTCATTGACGGTGTTGCTAGTATTGGTGTCAACCCCGGTGATTCTGGTTTTATTTTCTATGATGTCAGCACATTAGGTTTTATCACTGTTGGCTTAACCGCTCCAGCAACTTCTGCGTTTACTGCAGAGACATTT